TTAGGAGAAATTAATGGCAGATCTTACAAAGTCAACGAAAATTTCAGAAAGTTCTCGTGAAGTTGTATATGCTTTTCAATATCAATATGTTGACACAGGAAATGAGAGTGCAGTTCTTAAAATAGATGTATCAGGATTAACAGCTGATGCTGATGGAAATGCTTGTACAGGAATAAGAATAGTAGAATGTTGGTGGGTTATCAATGCAATGACTGTTGAAGTTTTAGCAGATGCAGATACTGATATTATTATTCTTCATTTAGATGAAGGACAGTCTGGCTATCAAGACTTTTCAAGATTTGGTGGATTGCCAACAAGCTCTTCATATGGCACTAATGGGACTGGTGATATTAGATTTACAACTACTGGTGCTGGTGCTACAGGCGATGCATACCAAATTGTTATTAGAGGGATTAAGCAGTATTAATGGCAACTTCTGGATCAGTAACATTTAGACCTAATGTTGAGGAGATAATTTCAGAATCTTTTGAAAGGTGTGGAATCGATCCTCAAACAAGAACAGGAAACCATGCAGTTTCTGCCAGAAGAAGTTTAAATTTATTATTTTCAGAATGGTCAAATAGAGGGATAAATTATTGGGCAGTGACTCAAAACACTTTAAGTCTTTCTGATGGAACTGCTTCATATGCATTACCTGCAGGAACAATTGATATAATGGATGCAGTAATAAGAGAAAGCTCAACTGATCAGACTATAAATAGAATTACAATTGCTGAATATAATCAAATCCCTAATAAAACAACTGAAGGGAAACCAAGCCAATATATGATTGATAAGCAATACACTCCAACTGTTTATCTTTGGCAAGTTCCTAGTTCAAGTTCTTATAGTATGGTTTATTGGGCAGTTAATCAACTTGATGATGTTACTTTATCAAATCAAGATACTGATGTTCCTTATAGATGGAGCGATTGTATATGTGCAGGTCTTTCTGCAAAACTTGCTCTTAAATTTGCACCAGAGAAATTTCAAATGTTAAATGAAATGTATGAAAGAGCTTTTAATTTTGCAGCATCTTCTGATAATGATGGAGTTAGTTTGAGGGTTCAACCGACAGCATTGAATTTGGTATAATATGGCAAAATATGCAAAAGGTAAAAAATCATTCGGGATAAGTGATATTGGTGGTCACAAAGTTCCTTATACTCAATTAAGAACGACTTGGGACAATTTACGAGTTGACTCTGAAGAGTGGGAGCCAAAACATCCACAGCTTACTCCTGCGAAAAATATATTTGATGCAGAAGCTCTTTTCAAACCAAGACCAGATAATGATCCTGAAGATGTAACAATAAAATTATATGCTTTTGATCCATTTGTTAAAATACAAGATCGACGATCAATTGGTTTGTCTGGTTATGCAAGATCAGGATTTATATTAGGAGTCTCTACTGATGCTAATGCTACTGGCTCTGGAGGGACTGGTGCTGTAGGAACTGAGAGTCTTTTTATAACAACTGATGTTACTGTGACTGGTGTTGCAGGAACTGGAGGAACTGGTGCTGAAGTTCCTAATTTAGATTTAACAGGTGTTAGTGGTATGGCAGGAGCTGGTGCTGTAGGTATTGAATCAACAGAGATATCATTAAATGAAACTGGTGTTGCAGGAACTGGTGCTGTAGGAACTGAGACTGCTGAATCTCTTGGCTGGGGTCAAGGGTCTTGGGGTCAAGGAGGTTGGGGAAGTTAAAATGAGTTATACGACATTAAAATCTAAAATACAAAATTTTATGGAGGATGATTCAACAGAATTAAGTTCTTCTTTAGATGATATTATTGCACAAGCTGAAGAGATGGTTTTTCAAAGATTACCAAATCTTCCTTGCTTTAGAAAATCAGCAACAGGAAATTTAACTATAGGAACTGCAGATTATACAATTGCTTCTGCTAGAATGATAAGGCAAGTTTCAGTTACATCAAGCAGTAATGTTTCTTATCTTAATCATAAGATTGATTCCTATTTAAGGGATTATTGGCCAAACTCTAGTACAACTGGAACACCAATAATGTATAGTACAAAGTCAGCATCAACATCAGGAACAGTTATAACTCTTGCTCCTACACCAAGTGCAACTTTGGCTTACCAAGTTGATTATATTGCTCCTGAGACTGGTTTAAGTTCTGGGAATGCAAATACTTGGGTTGACACTCATGCTCCTGCTGTTTTACTTTCAGGCGCACTTTATCAAACTTCTGCTTTTCTTAAAGCTGCAGATACGTTAAACTTGTACAAAGCAAAATTTGACGAAGCTGTTCAGCTATTTACACAAGAGATGGGCAGAGATTACACAGCTGAATACGATGGAGGTATATAGATGGCAATTTCACAAGCGATGTGTACACAATTTAAAAGAGATGTTATGCTAGGTGTTCATGATCTAGACACACATACAATTAAAATAGCACTTTACACAAGTTCTGCAAGTTTAGGTGCTGCAACAACAGCATATACAACGAGCAATGAACTTGCAAATGGTAATGGCTATACAACAGGAGGAGCAACTCTTGCAAATGCTTCTGTTGTTACAAATAGCACAAGTGGTTGTTTTGATGCTGATGATCCTAGTTGGACTTCTGCAACTTTTACTGCCAGAGGTGCATTAATTTATAACGATTCTGCTAGTAGCAATGAAGCGATAGCAGTTTTAGATTTTGGTGGAGACTTTTCAGTTTCAGGAGGAACTTTTAAAATTATTTTTCCTGCTCAAACTGCATCAAATGCAATAGTGAGGATAGACTAAAATGGCAAGCACCTATGTAAACGACCTTAGACTCAACGAAATGGGTACTGGTGATGCTTCAGGTACATGGGGTACAACCACTAACACAAATTTAGAATTAATTGGCGAAGCATTCGGATATGGGACAGAAGCTATAACGACAAATGCTGACACTCATACAAGTACAATAGCAGATGGAGCAACAGATCCTGTTAGGGCAATGTATGTTAAATATACAGGAACTCTCGATTCAGCCTGTACTATAACAATTGCTCCAAATACAATAAACAGAATGCATTTTATAGAGAATGGAACTTCTGGTTCTCAAAATATAATTATAAGTCAAGGATCGGGAGCTAATGTTACGATCGCTCCTGGAACTTCAAAGGCGGTTTATTTAGATGGTGCTGGTGCTGGTGCTGCAGTTGTAGATGCTTTTGCTTCTTTGGCAGTTGTAGATTTAACTGTTGATGATGATTTGTCTTTAAAATCAGATGCTGGTGTTTTAAGCTTTGGTGCTGATTCAGAAGTAAAATTAACACATGTTGCCGACAAAGGTTTGGCTCTTAAACATACTGCCACTGCAGATGATAAGCCTGTGATATTAACTTTGCAAACTGGAGAAACTGATATTGCAGCGAATGATGTTATAGGCAAAATAGAATTTCAGGCACCAGACGAAGCAACTGGAACTGATGCTGTTTTAGTTTCTGGTGCAATACAAGCAGTCTCTGAAGGAGATTTTAGTTCTAGTTCAAACGCAACTAGGTTAGAATTTATGACTGGTGCGAGCGAAGCAGCAACTACAAAAATGACACTAAGTTCTGCTGGTGTTCTTGATGTTGATGGTGGAATCACAGTAGACAACATAACAATAGATGGCACAGAGATTGATTTAAGTTCTGGTGATTTAACATTAGATGTTGAAGGAGATATTAATTTAGATGCTAATGGTGGAGTTGTATATTTATTAGATAATGGAACGTCTCATGGCTATTTTCAAAATTCATCAGGTTCTTTGCAAATTGGATCATCACAAAGTGACGGAGATATTAAATTTAGAGGAAGTGATGGAGGATCTGGTATAGATGCTCTTGTTCTTGATATGTCTGAAGCTGGTGCTGCAACATTTAATAATAATGTGACTGCTTATTCTGATGTTCGCTTAAAATCTGACATTGAAACTATTGAGCATGGTCTTGATAAAGTTGAACAAATGAGAGGTGTTACATACATAAGAAATGACAATGAAGAAGGTGGTCAACAAGTCGGGGTAATTGCTCAGGAAATAGAAGAAATATTACCACAGATTGTTTTGACTGCTGATGATGAAATGGGAACTAAGTCAGTCGATTACAGTAGAATAACAGCAGTATTAATTGAAGCAGTAAAAGAATTGTCTGCAAGAGTTAAGGAATTGGAGAATAAATAATGGCAGTACCAAGTAGTGGAGCTATTAGTTTAAACGACTTTCATGTAGAAGCTGGGGGAAGTTCTGGTTCAAACTGTAGTATAAACGATAGTGATATTAGAGATTTAATAGACAAATCTTCTGGAGCAACTATGGCATTTAACGAATGGTATGGAGCCACAGCATTCACACCATGGCAAATATCAGGTGGTTCTGATGGGGGAACATCTGGTAATTATAAATTTAGATATTTTAATTCTTCTGCCAATCTTTCTATAGATCAAGTTGGGACAGAAGCATTAGATTATTTAGTTGTTGCTGGTGGTGGAAGTGGTGGATATTCAAAACACAATGGTGATGGTGGAGGTGGAGGTGCTGGTGGATATGCTACTGGAACTTTTCAGCCAACCTCAACAGGAAACATTGCAATAACTATAGGTGCTGGTGGAGCAACAGGACAAGGAACTGGACCTTATGGCCAACCATATATTCTTTCTAATGATGGCAATAATTCTGTAATAAATGGCTACATAACTGCCACTGGTGGTGGAGGTGCTGGAGCTGGAACACTTGAAACATCAGAGGACACTAAAACTGGTTATGCTGGTCGTCCTGGAGGTTCTGGAGGTGGTGCTGGTGGAAATGTTTCAAATGCTGGAGGAGAAGGAACAGCCAATCAAGGAAATGATGGGGGAACACAACAGAGCTCTTCTTTTCCTGGAGGTGGCGGTGGTAAAGGCGGTGCTGCAGCACAAGGAACAAGCACTATGAGAAGTGGTGATGGTGGAGTAGGTTCAACCACTGGAAATGCAAATCATGATGGTGCATATCGTGGCGGTGGCGGTGGCGCAGGAACTGGTGCTAGAAATTCTGGATATAATGGCGGTAATGGTAATTATAATGGAACTAATGGTGGTGCTGCAAACTCCGCTGGCGGTGGAGTAGGAGCAGTAAATAGAAGCAATACCGCATCAACCACTGGGACAGCTAATAAAGGTGGTGGAGGTGGCGGTGGTAGTAACTTTGAAGGAAACCCAACTGGAAAGCCTGGAGCTGCAGGTGGGTCTGGTTTTGTGGCAGTTAGATATAGATATCAAGCTTAAACATAGAGAATAATTATGCTTAGACAATTTTTCTTCCCGATAACAATATTTGAAAGAGTTTTAGGAAATAAAGATAAGATAAATTCTGAATTGATTAAAAATATATTAGAGTGGAAAACAAAGAATCCAGAAAGTTTGGTAAGGTCAAACACTTTAGGTTGGCATAGCGAAACTAACATGCATGAGAAAGAAGAATATAAAGATTTACTTCATGAAATAAAAGAGTCATTGATAAATATACATTATCAAGAAGGATACTCTCAAAAAAAAGACATGGTTATTTCTGGAATGTGGGCAAACGTATCTCCAAAATATAGTTATAATAAATATCATGTTCATCCGCCACATTTTTTATCTGGTGTTTATTATGTGCAAGCTCCTAAAAATTGTGGAGAAATAGTATTTGTAAATAGAAGTGATCCAAGATATTATGGTTGGCAAAGCACTATAGAATATGAGAATTCTGCTCAACAACATCAATGGGATAGTGTAAATTATAAAGCAGAAGCTGGAAAATTATTACTATTTCCAAGTTGGCTAGGACACCATGTTGAGCAGAATTTAACAGATTTAGAAGGGGAAGATTCGCTTAGAATTTCAATATCATTTAATGTTGATTGGTATACCTAATGGAAATAATTCCCAACTACATAAAAAATGAAGAAATTCAACAACATGTAAAAAACTTTTTGATGGGAGAGCAGTGCGATTATTATTATCAAGATTCATGTGCTTTTAATCATGACACTGAAGATCCAAATTTTTTCTTTGCTCATAATTTGTTTAATTCAGCTGACAACAGACGAAATCAAATGAATCCATATAGTAATGCTTTTCTTCATATAATGTTGCCTTTGTTGGGCAGACTAGAATACGAAATATTATATAGAGCTAAAGTAAATTGTTATCCAAGATTCTCAGAGCATATAAAAACTTCTATGCATGTTGATATGAATGACACTCCACACAAAGTTGCTTTATATTCTGTTAATACAAATAATGGCTATACTTTATTTGAAAACGGAACTAAAGTTGAATCGGTTGAAAATCAAATGGTTATTTTTGATGGTCATTTAAAACATTGTAGTGTTGGCCAAACAGATGAAAAAATTAGAGTTAATGTTAATATAAATTTTTGGTGATAATATGGGACATTATGCAAAAATAAATAAAGACAATGTAGTTGAGCAAGTAATAGTTGCTAAAGCAGATTATATAAATACCTTGCCAGACAAAGATAGCTACATAAAAACAAGTTATAATACTCACGAGGGCATTCATTATGAACCTAGAGATGGAGTATATGATCCAGATGGGCAAAATTTACTAGTCCCAAGTTCAGATCAAAGTAAAGCATTAAGATATAGATTTGCTGCCATAGGGATGGTTTATAATAAAACACATGATATTTTT